ATAAGCCAGAAACACCTGCTCAACCGTTACCATTCCGGTTTCGATCAGTGCCAATTGCGCCTCAACCCAATCTTTCAAGATTCTCCATCCGGTTCTAGCGGCCTGCTCGTATGTGCAATGCACTCCTCTGCGGAATTGCTTTTTCAGTGTCAGCTCGACCGCTGTAATGTTTGCGGGAAGTCGAAACGCCATTTCTCCGAATTGAGTTTTGATCTTGAATGATAACGCGCTGACAATCCCGTTCCCGTTGTATTCGTGAAGGATTTGGTTTGCGCCGGCTTTTGCGAGTTTCGATTGAATCTCGCCAACCGTCTTGTCTGCGCTGATGCTGGTCGTGTAATTGAGTAACGGCATTTGTTAGTGAGACACCCTCTCAATACGTCCGTTCAATAAAATCTTGCGATTATCTGTGTGAAGGAGACAATTCAATCCATGCCTAGAAAAAAAGCAGCTCACAAGACCGCCGACAAACATGACGACGGTAAAACCGTAAACCTTAACCCGCACGTCGCGCCCAAGGACACGAAGCAAGACGAAAGATTGCAGAATGTTCCGCCCGGCACGCACGTCAATCCCGCTCCCGGCATCCCGCAAGCGCCAGCAGGTAAAGCTGAGACGCGCTTGTTTCAGATCAACTCGACTGAAAAAGTTTGGTTGACCGAAGCTGAAGCGAAAGACAGGGGATTCCATTGGGGAAGCGTTCACGCCGCTAACCCGCATATCCCTGCATCGAAAAACGATTAATCCGCGTTTCTCGACCGTCGTTCTTCAAGCTCTATCAGCAAGCCTGCTAGAGCTTCGGCAGCGCCGTTCTCGCGCGCCATCCCTAGCGCGTTGTTACTGTCCGCCCAACCGGGCGCAAGTCTGACGTGTTCCTGTCGCAAGTTGTCGATCAGTTGAGCGACCGCTTTGAACCAAGGCGTTGACTCGGCAACGGAGAACGCTTCGTCAATCTGCGCTTCAGTCAATTCGTCGCCTCGCCTAACGACGAGTTGCTTGTTCCCGAACGCCATTAACCTTTGACGCGTTTGAGACGTGGGTTTGCTCGCTTGGCCGATGGCGATGCTCTACGAGAACTGGACGCGAGAATTGCGCCGGCCTGTTTTTGCGATACGCCTTCCTTGCGCGCTATCTTCGATTGGACTGCTTTGAAACCTGGATGCTTTTTCATTGTGCTGGTACTTGTGATGTGACTGGTGCTTGTGGTTGTCCGCCTTGCGGGAAAGTGGTTGTGCTCAATGCGCGGCCAATCTGCGGATTGGTCTGGTACTGCTGGATCTGATTTTGGAAAAACTGAATCCGATTCTCGAGCAGCTTTTGTGATACCGGATCGCCCATGATCTTTTGCGCGAACTGCGGTTGCTGCATGATTTCCTGAATCGTTTGTAACCGCACCTGGTTCATCGCGGTCATCGGTTTCATCGGCTCCATGCCGGTAGCAATCTGCGACATGGCCGCGTATTCAGCGTCCTTCTCTTTCTGGATAGCCACGGGACTCGTCTGATTATCCTCGAGTGCTGCTGCGAGGTCTGGATCAACAATCTGCGCGGCCGCGTTGAACACCATGCCTTGTTCACGGAACGGCAAGAGTTTGGCGAGCATATCCATCTTCATGCCGGCTTGCTCTTTGTCGATCATGTTGATGTCCACCGCGGCGGAGATGGTGTATTGCCCTTGAATATCTTTCACGCTGTAATTCCACGGTTGCTGACCGCCGGCGACACGTTGCACGTCCTGATCGGTCTCGTATTGCTGCATCAATTGAACCGTCTGCTCGCAGCACATCTCCAATTCGGACAACGTATCGTTCGCTTCACTCTGTCGGTAGAGAGATTTGATTTCGGGATCCACCGCGCTGCCCATGATCGGATAACGCCTGTCAAGCCTGCTCTCGATCATCTGGATTGCCAGCATCGGCGTTTGATCCATTGGCGGTAGCGGTTGCCAAACGATCTGTTCCGGTCTCGGCGCCGTCATCACGCCTCGCGGGCCGTACGACGATTGCACGGCCTTAGCGCGCAACGTCGGCACGACCATCGGCGGAGCGTGAATCAAGTCTGTCCTGTTATTGAGACCGTCCTGCTGCCGCTTGATGTCCCACTCGTCTGTGTAACTTTCCTCGGCAATTCCAGTCGAACTAAGCAGTTGCCGGTAGAAGTAACTTCGGCGCAATGCGACAATGGGATACTGTTGATGATCGTACTCGAATTTCCTGTGGACTGCGTACAGGTTATGCTCACCGATTGTAGCTTCATTGAATATCACCTTGTATTTGCACGGGACACCGAAGTCCACACGGTTGTAAATGAAATGATGCAACTGGATCATGTCGCGGTCGCTATTGGCGGAGGTCGAGGTGTACCCGATATGGTTCATCCACGCGCTGAATGTGCCTTTGTGTTTCAACGCTTCCTCTACAAAATTCGGGTCATAACCGTCGGTCTCAATCCGGTCGATTAACTCCGACTCGCTGACAAGTTCCGGTTCATCTATCCAACGCGCGTTTTGTATCTCGCTGGTCTCACTCGGAAAGAGGACATCGATCAAAGGCCGTTTAGCTACCCACTTGGGTTTGTTGACGCGCATCGAGCTAATCATTAGCTGCGCCTGTCCTGTGGCCCGAAGATTATCCAGCACCTTGCGCGCTTCCGCGGTAGGCAACACCGGCGACATATGCTGCAGGATCGTTACCAGATCGGCGTCATACGTCTTGTCCGGATCCAGTAGTTTATCCATGATATCGGGTAACCCCAACTGTTGAGTGAGTTGCCCGAGCATGTCCGTAGAGATTGGGACGTAGATCAGTTCGCGTTGTTGTTCCCAGGTTATCCCGATGAACGCGAGGCCGGCTGCGTACTTCCAGTTGTAAGCCAACGGCAGTTCGCGCATCAATTCCCGTTTCATTTGGGTATAGATGCGCCAGTCCAACATGCGCTGCATCGTTGAGGATTCGCCACCGCTCACGAACGGCCTGATGCTTTTGCATTGCACCTTGGCGGTCCAGAACGCAGTTAGCGCGAGGCGGGTATGCTCTCGGACGATTGTATCAACGATGTGCAACCGAGAATCGCTGGCGCCATCCCACGGGAAAACCGCGGCGCGTTGCTCCGGTGTCGCGTCGTCAGGCGCCCATTTCCGGCCGTCCCAACCCATGTTGTCCAGCTCGCAATGCCACCACCGCGTAATGTTCGAAACTCGATCCTGATAAAAACTGCAATCGACTGATGCCTGCTGAATCTCTTTCGTGACGATCTTCAAATCAGGTTCCTTGATCGAACCGGATTTCTCTAATGTTTCGTCCTCTTTTTCAGCCATTAAAATCCAATCTGTTGTTCGGGCAACCGATACGGAGGATTCGGTACGAACCCTCGCGGCATCGCTTCGTTCACCATGCCAAGACGCGCGAGCGCGTCCATCAACGCGTTAGATTCCTTGTCACTTTGCGCTTTGCGTTTCTTGAAAGCGTTCTGCGTGTAATCATCGCTCGCTGTCGCGGTATCAGTCTGTTGCGGGGAACGATCTACCAGATCGTTTAACTGAATCTTGTCCGTAGGATACAACGGTTCCTGCTGCTGTTGTCCGCCGCCCATGACATTAGTAAAGCATGTTGTTCCCGTAGCCGCCGCCACCGAAACCGCCGCTGCCGAGAATCTGCTGCAACATCCCGCCAAGACCGCTCATGTTCTGGTTGGGATTGAACGCGTTCATGTTCGCGTTGCCACCGGGATCGCCTAGCACGCCACCCAACGGAGTACCTCCCTGTCCTAGCATCGGCGTACCGCCAGTGAATAGGTTTTGTTGGTTCGGATAATTGCCGTTGGCGTCACGGCCAGGGAACGGACCTTGCTGTTGACCGGGATGCAACATGTTCATCCGACCACCGAGATAATTCCCGTTTGGATCGCGACCGGCAAACGGTCCCATCCTGCCAAATTGGTCGCGTTGCCCGAACACGCTGGATGTCGGTTGCTGTTGTTGTGGCGGATTACTGATCGCGCCGTAGTTATAGTTGCCGGGAGTTCCGCCAACTCCGCCTTGAGGTGATCCGCCGCCGCCCATGAGATTCAACTTATCACGTCTGCGCGATTACGTGGCAAGATAAATTTTCATCGCGTGATCCCTCCGCCTTTCCACACGTATTGATCTTCGCCTACGAAATTTATCTGTGACAGGAACAATCCGCGGATGCAATCAATCGGATCTTTGCGCGCTCCCTTTTGACCGTCCTCACCCGTCCAGAACTCCAACGCGTCAATAGTATTCGGGCAGGTCTCCACCACTTGTAATTCCGGTTCATTTATCCTCGATAACTTGGGACTGAATTTTCCAATCTCGGTTTCAACGTCGTACGACAACGCCGAATTGATCAGGTCGATTGACCCATCATTGTTTTCGCCCCCGACGATTCTCCCTTTCCCCGGCACCATAGTCAAGAACTCAATCCCGACTTCCATCAGTTGCTCCTGAAGGTTTGTCACCGACGTCGAGACAACCCGTGGGGAAGTAGCGTAGCGACTGTCGATGTAACGCGCTCGAATATCTTCGTCGGCATCCAGCCGCTCAATCTCCTCTTTGTAGCGTTCGAGGCTGAATCCTCTTGAAGTTTGAGCGTCACCTTTGACGCCATCGACCGCTGCGCCCGATAAGGCCCACGGCCCCAACATGCCAACTCCCTGAATATACGCTCTTGTGTGTCCATAAGAAGGAAATTCCCTGTAGATAATCCATTTGTCCGGTCTCGGGCATAGCACCCAAATCATAAACCACATTCGACCATCGCACGGATCGACCAGATGAAATCTGTCCGCGTTCGGAAACTGCTTTACGATGTCGTGAAATTGTTGCGAGGTAATGACGTGCGCGCGTTTGTTGAACATCGGAAACGCGGCGTGATGCGACCGCGAGCAGACGCCATACGCCCTGATCTTAACCTCATCTTCAACGGCGTTCTTGCTCTTTAACTCTTGCACCAACCCGTCGTAATTCCCGAACGGATTGTCTTGCGTCCAAAAGAATATGATGCGCGCCGTTGGATCCTGGCATTGCATGACCCGCGGCATCCGCTGTAGCCCCACCTGTAACCCGTTCTCGTCGCGCTTGGGTAACAGTGGCGCGTCCTCGTCCTCGAGCATCTGCGCGCCTTCGTAGTAATGTCCGAAGGTCTCGTTCCAACCGAACTCCGGACAAAACGTGACAAGGATCAGTCCGTTCCGGTTCGCGCAACGGAACCCGAGGAAATGTATCCATTCCAGCGGAATCAATTCATCCGCCCACACGCCGTCCAACTCCGGCCCGGGCAATCCTTCCAAGTCCATGCTGTAGAATTTGAACGCCACTTCGCTGCCGTTGGGACATACCAACAGATTTTTACTGAACCCGTCCGCCTGCGAATACCGAATGTCTGTGACCCGATCTCGCTCGAGATTCTTCCACTGCGGCGGAAACTGTTCCCACATCAGCCGCATCTGATTGGCGCGACTCTGCGCCTCAGTCGAATCGCAACACCACCAGCGCGACTCAGGCTTTCGCACCAACGCCTGGTTCACGTAGTTGCTGGCCTTGCGCGTCTTGCCAGAC